GCACACAAAAATTTACCAAAGAGTTAAATAATGTAGTCAAATAATGGCCCGATGGGTGCCCCCGATATATCTCAAAATAACGGGGCCCTCGGACTCGTATCTGATAACATATGGATCGACAACATGCTACCAACTCATCATAATCGAAAGTATCTTTAGGGTATCTATAAAATTGATTAAAAAATTCGATCATGAATGGAATAAAACAAGGATGGCATGAAAGGTCACAATTGGTCAAATCGCCACCCACGAATAATGTGTCAGTGCCTGCAGGTGATATCAAAGATTGATACAACAGGTTCCAATCATGAGAGTGAGGATTTATTCCAACACAACATGTAGAACCTGCCACATGTTTCTTCATCAGTCCCAGCGCATACCCTATGACTTTCTTTGTCCAACGGATATGCTCAGGGCCACAAGCCAAAAAACACCGAGGAAATTTTCCTTTCTCCTTAAGTTCGGATTTCAGTACCTCGGTGCACACCAATGGAGGAACTGCTTTGGATCTAACCATCTCCTCAATCTCTTGTGCCGCAGCTACCAACTCCGGACCAGGATAATACTTATCATTCTCGTCAATAAGGTACAACTGTTCTCGAGACTTGCCATGCACCTTCCCGAGAACTCCATTCGACTTTGAAAGGTCCATTCGCACAATAAAACCTTCCACACCATTATCAACTTCATATTCCGTAAGCTTTCGTGCTAACTGGTCTGAAGAAACATTATAAAATTCCTTAACCAACTTCAATGGATGATCCTCCATGAGGAATTTCATATAATCTGGCATTGGGGGAGATGTCGTACGAGTGTAGTCACTATTGTGTTTTGTCCACGGCGATTTCCCGTCAACTCCTTCTAACGCACTTGGAACACGTTTGCTTGGGAAAGATTTTGGTAAATATCCAGGTACACCTTCTTCTCCCCGCTCGTTGTATATAGTTGACGCATAATTATTCTTGGCCACTCCAGTGTAGTGCTTATCCAGCATTCCTATCGGGTTTACTCCTTCAGGCATGTTTAGATTAGTAGCTACCACTGAAGGAAAATATGAAAAATGCCCCATACCAGAATTTTGATCATCACAATCCTCCAAGTATATGGGCATAAATACACTATCGCTACCAGTATATGCTACCTGTAGGC